AAGGCGAAATATGTAGCCTCGCGGGAAATAATTCCTCGGGAGGTGATACATATTACTTTGACTTTCACCTTTGCAGTTTTGGGTGCCATTGGCTCCATTGCAAGCATTGTGTCCCTCGTGCTCTATGTGCACGATAGAAAGAAGAAGTGAGCCGTCTGCTGCAACAGAACGGCTCATGGATGTTTGAGGGCTAAGCCCTCGGCCCTGTAAGTCTTATGTATGTGGCAACCGTCTGGGTTTCCACACTTTTATTATACCCCAAAGAAAACGAATGTCAACTATGCAGAGTAACGAAGTTACGTCGTTACGTATTTCACATAAATCCCACATAACTCCCACACAACTCCCGCATGGATGCCACCCATGCGGGCTTATTTTATGCGACAATATATCCATGGAGGACGTGGGGAACAAGGGCTGTACACGTCGCAGTCCTCCTCACGGACTCCATTATTTTTATACAAAGGACGTGTGATATATGACTCCGGTAGAAAGGCTGGTGGCCGCCGGCATCCGACCGGACTGTGCCGCCGAGAGTGTGATGTGGTATCAGGCCCAGGGGGATGACTATGGGCTCCAAAAATACTTGGATGAAATAGAAGCGAGGAAGGAGGCGCTGGACAATGGCCGGATTTCCTAATTATACATACCCCGCTTATGGCGGATACAACCCAGTAACTCCGTTTGCGCCTGCTCCACAGATCTACCAGCCTATGCAGCAGCCCTCTCCGCAACCCGTACAGGCCGCACAGACGGTTGGGAATACAAACACACAGCCTAACTTTTTCTGCCGTCCTGTGGCCTCCCGAGAGGAGGCGCTTGGGGTCCCGGTAGACTTTATGGGTGCTCCAATGTTCTTCCCGGACCTTGCCCATAATGTGGTCTACATGAAACGATTCAATACCAACAGCGGTGCAGCTGATGTGTTCGAGTTTAAGCTCGATGTACCCAGAGAAAAACAGCAACAAGCCCCTGCGCAGGTGGCGGCCTTTGCTCCACTGGACGAGTTTATAGACATGAAGGACACAGTGCAAAACCTAAAAGATGAGGTGGACAGACTGAAAAAGCCCGCTGGAAAGGCAGTGAAAAAGAATGATGCCTCCGATGAATAATCCCATGATGGCTATGCTCCAGATGGCACGGAACGGCGGAAATCCCATGCAAATGCTCCAGCAAATGGCTGGGCAGAACCCACAGGCCGCCCAGGCTATGCGGCTCATCCAGGGGAAAAACCCGCAGCAGCTCCGCCAAACTGCGGAGAACATGGCAAAGCAGAGAGGGACCTCAGTTGAGGAGATCGCAAGACAGCTTGGGATTCCGATGAAATAAAATAGCGCACTCTTTATCAGTTTTCGGGTCTTGATAAAAACCGCTCTTTGGAAACATCCGGGGAGCGTACGGCCCCGATGTAATAACTGATAAAGGAGTATATACAATGGATAACGATTTTGCGACTGGCTATGCGCTGGGCAGCGATTCCAACGGCGGAAACTGTAACAACGGCGGCTTCTGGGGCGGTGACGGCTGGTGGGCTATCATCATCTTTGCCATGATCTTCGGCTGGGGCCGCGGTGGTTTCGGCGGCTTCGGTGGTGGCGGTGCCAGCACTGATCCCGGACTCCAGGGCCTTGCCACCCGCGCAGATGTAAACGAGGCCATTGCCTTCAACGGTGTGGAGCGCGGCATCTCTGCTATCCAGCAGGGCATCTGTGACAGCACCTATGCCCTGAACAACAGCATCACCAGCGGCTTCAACAACACCAATGTGGCTCTGCTTCAGGGCTTCAACGGTGTCCAGTCTCAGATGTGCAATATGGCCGCTCAGGCTCAGGATTGCTGCTGCCAGACCCAGCGGGCCATCGATGGTGTGAATTACAACATGGCGACCAATACCTGCGCCATCCAGAACACCATCCAGGGCAGCACCCGCGATATCCTGGAGAATAACAACTCCAACACCCGCGCCATTCTGGACTTCCTGACTCAGAGCAAGATCGATTCCCTCCAGGCGGAGAATCAGTCTCTCAAGCTGGCTGCCTCTCAGGCCAACCAGAACAGCTACCTGACCGCTACTCTGGATGCCCAGACCTCTGAGCTGATCCGCCGGATCAACCCCATGCCTGTGCCCGCCTATCAGGTGCCCGCCCCCTATCCCTACTGCGGGGCCTATAACAATGGCTGCGGCTGTGGCTGCTAAATTGCATCAAAATCGAGGCAATTAACTTTCCGGCTCTGCCGTGACTATTTCGGGGCGGTGGGCTGAGT